GGTTTCACGCCGCCCAGTCCCCAAATAGATAACAGCAATTTTCAGTATAAATCTTGACACCGGGGAGGTCCATTTTGAAATGCGATAAATGCCTGAATCAAGCCGATTCCACCGCGTTCCCAGGCTTGAAAATATGCGAGAAAGGGTTATTTTCTGATACAAAGTATTGTGAATTTTATAGGAATAGAGAAAAGAGGAAGAAAAATGATGGGCACACGTCAAAAACTTAAAACAGGCGCGGAGTGGGATTATATATATGCGCGTGGTATGTATTGTTATTTAGTAAATAGCACGAAGGCTAAGCGGACTATTAAACGCGCGTTATCAAAACGGCGGCGCAGGGATAATAAAAAGTTTGAGATTATTTAATTTACGAAAAGAGGAAAGAAAATGGAGCAAATAACAAAAGAGCAGGCTGAGGAATTAGCGGAGAGTATGCTTGATAAAGATTTTCATTTTAGCAGCGATACTTTCAAAGAACAACTCGTTGAGCATTGGCGAAAAAAAGGATTTATCAAAGAGCCTCCATTATTGAAAGTGCGTCGGCTGTGGGATAAACAAAGTAATAAGGATTTGTACGCCGGAGATTTTGTGAAAGAAATGATTTTGCTTTATGAGGAAGCGATCAAGGAGTTGGAAAGAAAATGAACATATATGCAAAACGTGGCCATAAAGTAAAATTTATTGGCGCAACGAAAGACCAGATTGTATTTGGCGGCCATGATGACCCGAATGGGATATTAAAAATAGGTGAGAAATATATTATAGATCATACTGATATTCGCTCTTGTCATACAAAAGTTATTTTAGTTGGATACGAGAAATATAGATTTAATTCAGTTTCTTTTGATGATTGTTATTTTAATAAGGGGTGGTATAAAAGATTGTTAAATAAAATATTTAAGATAGAGATTTTTAAGGTAGAGGAAAGAAAGTGAATGATTTAGAAAAAATAGAAATATTAAAAAATAAATTTATAGGCAAGAGAATAAAAGATATAAAAATTTCTTTTACTGTTGATATCCAATCATCCGCAAATTTAGAAAAAATAATTTTTGATGATAACTCATTTATCAATCTTTTTAGTTCAGATCACATTGGCATAGATGAAGTATTTTTTGAATTATCTGATAATAAAGGAATAGATTTTAAGTATTAAATAAGTCATGCCAAAAAAACAAAAAGAAATAACTGAAATCACAAAGGCCGAGTTTGCGCGGCGTATGAATATTTCAAAATCGCACTTGACCCAAATGTGTACAGCCGGAAAAATCCCTGTCAACAAAAACGGCAAGATCGATTTCGAGCCTGCCCAACGTTTGATGCTTGCGACAACCAAGGATAATATGGGGGGCAGGCCGAAAAAATTAAAACCAAGGCAGAAAGATAATTCCGTCAAAGTTTCCTATGGCGATGACTTGTCAAACGAGGACATTGTAAAGATTGAGGTTGAGTTAAAAAAGGCGAAATTATCAAATGAGCAATTTCGGGCGCTGACTGCCGAGCTTGAGTATAAGGAGAAAGAAAGAAAACTTATTTCCATTGATGAATTGTCCGGCACTATAGCAGAGGTAGGCTCATCCATGCGCGAAAACTTTTTGACCATTGGTAGCAAGCTGGCCGGATCTCTTGTAGGCAAAACAGCCGCCGAAATACGCGAGGCCATAGATGATGAAGTGAACGAAATTTTAACAACGTTATATAAAATGGGCGGTGGCCTAATTGATGAGTAATAATGTATAATGACCTTCTTGCAAATTTAATCTTCCAGAAATTTAAGCCGCGTCCACGAATGACCGTTTCAGAGTGCGCGGATAAATATCGCTATTTGTCGAAAATGATTTCCGCGCATCCTGGGAAGTGGAAGACGTCAAACGTCGAATACACACGCGGGATTATGGACGCCATATCTGACCCGCGTTATCATACTGTCGTAATCCGAAAGCCTGCCCAGGTATCCGGTACAGAAATTATATTAAATGCAATTCTTTATTATATCATTCAGGACCCGGCGTCTATTTTGTGGGTATTGCCGACGCTGTCAATGGCTCAGGATTATTCCAAGACACGTTTGGCAACGATGATCCGCGACTGTGATATTTTGAAAGATATTTTCAAGGACGATTTTCTCAAACAGAAAAAAAGTGATGATACAATTTTACAAAAGATTTATCCAAGTGGTCGAATTGTCTTGGTCGGCTCCAATTCAGAAACGGATGTTTCCGGCAAACCTATCGGTAAAGTTTTTTTTGATGAAATTGACAGGTATGGCATAACCAAAGGAGGTGACCCGATAGAACTTGGCATAAAACGCGCCCAGACTTTTGAAACACAAAAGAAAATAATCCTTGCGTCTACTCCATCCGTTGTGGGCACGTCAAAAATCGACAAGTGGTATGAATTAAGCGACAAAAGGAAATTATATGTTCCTTGTCTGAAATGCGGTGCTGCAAATATTCTAAGATTTGGCAATGTGAAGTTTGATAAGGTAAATGGCAAGGACGATCCGAGAACGTCGCGTTATATTTGCCCAGACTGCCAGGAAGAGTTAAGTGATAACGACATAAATAAAATGGTAAAATCCTGTTTTTGGGAGGCCACGGCGGAGAGCGACGGTATAGCCGGGTTTGATATTCGTTATGAGCTAGTATCTCCCTGGGTAAAAATGGCCGATACGGTAAAAGGATTTCTTAAGGCGAAGGAAAATCCAGAGTATTATCGTGAATGGGTCAATCTTTGCCTGGGAGAATCCTACAACGACGCAAACACCGAGCTGGACGCGGACAAGATCCAATCCAGGGCTGAGGAATATGACGCGGTCATACCTCTTGCAGCTGGCGTTGTCGTTGGTAGTGCCGATGTTCAGCACGACAGGATCGAGGCAATGACTTATGCCTATGGCGTGAATGAGGAGGCGTGGGCAATTGAGGTCAAAATATTTTATGGCGACCCATCCGTGCAAGATTTTGAGGACTTGGCCAATCCATGGACACAACTGGATATGTTTACCCAGAAAATTTACGAGCATGAATCAGGAAATAAAATTCCTATCAGTATTTTTGTTGTGGATCATGGGCACTTGAATGATCAGGTTGCCGCATTTGTAAAACCCAGGGAGTCAAGAAATATCTGGGCCATAAAAGGATCTCAATTCCAATCGCATCCAATTATAAACCGCCCGTCACGGAAAAATAAGCACAAAATAACTCTTTTCAATGTCGGAGTACACGCGGCGAAAGAAGTTCTAATGTCGCGTCTTGTCAGAAAAGATATTGGCCCAGGTTATATCCACTTCCCAACGCGGTTTGACAAAGAATTTTTTGACCAATTAACCTCTGAAAAGAAAATCAGCCGCCGGAGTTCCAAAAATCGGTCGATTATTATACGTGAGTTTATAAAAACGCGGCCCAGGAATGAGGCGTGGGATTTATTGGTCTATAATTTTATTGCCTTGCGTATTTTAAGCCCGGATTTACCCGCGTTAGTCAAACATTTTCAGGTTGACAAGGTGCGGAGTCCGGTGACAGTACCGAAAACAGGCCGCACGCTGCGAGGTAAAGCTAAAATATGGTGATCCAGAAAGAAATTTTATCCAAAATTAAGAAAAATGTTCTTGACTTTATGGAGCATAATGAATATCTTGTCGGTAGATGTGAAATTCATATGAATTTTACAAAAAAACGGATGGTTTTTGAATTTTATAATGAGGTTAGAAAATCGAGCAATGAAATCATAATCACTAAAATAATACACGAAATATAAAACCCTTCGGGGTGTCGATTACCGCACAAAGGCCGACTCTCATCAGACTTATTATCAATAAGTCGTGGGAGTTGGCCTTTGTTTTTTATTTTTGGGGGTGGACATGGCAGGAATAACGTTAGCGCAAGCAAGCGCGAAATTAACTTTGTGGCTGGCGGCAGATGATGCTTTGGCAACTGGACGAAGTTATAAAATAAATGACCGCGAAGTGACGCGGTCTGAGACACAACAACAGATTGTTTTCTGGAATAATATGGTTAAGAGCCTTTCCAGTGGTGGAATAACTATGCGCCGGGCGGTTCCGCTTTGAGCAATTTTCTTGAAAATACAATAAAAATTATCTCGCCAATGTGGGCAGCGAAGCGTTTGCGCGCGAAAAAATATATTTCTGCCGTGGAATCCTTTACCGGGGCCAGCTATTCCAGGTCTGCCACAAAGAATTGGCAGGTTGCCAAAGGGGACCCGGCATATAACACGATAAAAGAACTTTCCATCTTGCGTGATAGGTCAGAAGACCTTTACAGAAATAATCCGCTCGGCAGCGGTGCGATAAACACGGCAACGACAAACGTTGTCGGCACTTCCTTAAAATTTCATTCCCAGGTAAATTCCAAATTCCTGAAAATTGCACCAGAAAAAGCGGAGGAATTAGAATCACAGATAGAGCATGAATTTTCCACATGGTGCGGGAATTGCGACGTCGCTAAAATGGTTAATTTTGACACGTACCAAGATTTGGTTTTTCGTAACGCTTTAAGCACGGGCGAAAGTATCATTTTATTTTTGCAGCAAAAAGAAAAAAATTCTGATTATGGTTTACGGCTCCAGTTAGTACCCTCGGCAAGGTTATCAAACAAAGACAATTTGCCTGACACAAATAGAATGGCAGGCGGCATTGAAAAAAATGGCGACGGTCAGCCAATAAATTATTTCATTGCAAATCAATTTCCTAATACATATTACACCAACAAGGCATCCATGAAATGGCAGACAGTGCCAGCTTTCAACTCCAAGAATGGATTGAAAAACATTATTCATCTATTCAAAATAATTTACCCAGGCCAAAACAGGGGAATCCCATTCCTTGCGCCTGTTGTGGAAAAAATCAAACAGATAGACCGTTACGTGGACGCGGAAATAATGGCGGCGGTCATTCAGGGAATGTTTACCGTTTTTATAGAATCCGAGGTCGGCGAAAATGGCATCAAGGCCCCTGGCACCGACCCGAACATAGGCGATATTTCCAATTCAGCAACAGGTGAAACGGAGTTACAAATGGATTACGGCGCGGTTCTTGGCCTCCGCCCAGGTGAAAAGCCGACGTTTGCAAATCCGTCAAGGCCCAATTCCCAATTTGAAATATTTGTCACAGCACTTACGAAACAAATCGGCGCAAGCCTGGAAATCCCTTTTGAAGTGCTAATGAAATCTTACAACGCTTCATATAGTGCAAGTCAAGCGTCACTCCTTGAGGCGTGGCGGTTTTTCCGCTCGCGGAGGAAATGGCTTTCTGATTATTTCTGTCAAGAAGTTTTTGAGCGTTGGTTATATGAGGCAGTGGCAATCGGGAAGATTGATGCGCCTGGATTTTTTACAAGTCCGGCAATAAGGAAAGCTTATTCTGGGGCACAATGGATCGGAAACCCTCCAGGCCAAATTGACCCGCTTAAATCTATTACAGCCGCCAAGGAAAGGATAAACTTAATTGTCAGCACACGCGCAAAGGAGGCGGCGGAGTTTGGAGAGGATTTTGATAAAATTATTTTACAACGCGAAAAAGAAAAAAGAATGCTTGAGGCGTCCGGGCTTATTGAAGAGCCGATTGCCTCTGATAATATAAATAGTGGGGTTTTCAATGAAACTAATTGACATAATAAATTCTTATTGGGCGATATTGCCTGAGAAATATGATGCAATATTCGCGTTGTGGCTTGAGCATATCCGCAACCCGAAACTATCGAACGAAGAATTAAAAAACTTTGACGCGCGTCTCGATTCTCCGGTTCAGGATATGAAGTCATATTCCATAGAGAACGGCAAAGCCATAATTCCAATAACAGGGCCATTGATGAAGAATCCAACGCGATTCGAGAAAATATACTTTGGCTTTGCGTCTATGTATGATATAATGTCAAGCGTCGAGCAGGCAATAAGTGATAAACAAGTTTTTTCCATCATTCTTGATATAAATAGTCCAGGTGGCACGGTCGAGGGAGTGGAGGAAACGGCAAATTTTATCAGCGAAGCATCAAAGATAAAGCCTGTCATTGCATATACAAGTGGCATGATGGCAAGTGCGGCGTATTGGATAGGTTCAGCATCAAGTGAAATATATATTTCCGGTGAGACAGCGATCGTCGGTTCTATTGGCGTTGCGTCCCAGCACGTTGATGTGTCCGCCCTTTATGAAAACATGGGAGTTAAAATCACGGACATTTACGCCGGGAAATACAAGCGGATCGCTTCTGAAAATAAACCGTTATCGGATGACGGTAAAAGATATTTGCAAGGAATAGTTGATAATTTTTATACAACTTTTGTCAATAATGTGGCAATGAATCTTGATGTTAGCCCGGCCAGGGTTCTGGCTGATATGGCCGATGGAAAGATATTTATAGGATCAAGTGCGGTTAGAGCTGGGTTGGTGGATGGTATTCTCCCAATGTCGGATTTAATAGCCCTTGACAATAGCGAATTAAAAACACGAAAACAAATTGAGGTTATGGAGGGGGTTATGATAACCAAAGAACAAATCAAGGCCGAGTATCCGGAAATTTATAATGATATAAAAGACCAAGGCAAGGCCGAGCAAAAAGAAATTTATAAAGCCGAGGGCAATGATTCTTTTGCTAATGGCATTAAGGCTGAGAATGACAGGATTAAATCAATCTTGGCATTTATGGCCCCAGGCCGCGAAGCATTGATTAAGGAGTGCCTGTTAGATCCAAAATGCGACGCCGGAGAAACGGCTAAAAAGATTGTACTAGCGAACGATGCGGCAAAGGAAAAGATTGTGGCGGACCTTGACAGTGGCGTCAAGCCTGTTGAACACGTGGCAGACAACCAGCCGACTGGCAAAAAAGATTTTATGGTCATGGTTTCAGAGTACAGGGCAGAAAAAAAATGCTCTGCATCCGAGGCTATGAAATATGTAAGCAAGAATTTTCCAGACATACACCAGGAATTTCTTGACAAAAATAGAAAAGAGGTGAAATAAAATGGCATATAATGAAGGCATAAGATCCTTTATCGCGAACGGAGCAATCACTGCACATGCTCGCGTAAAGATTACGTCAGGAACGGTCACCACTCCGCCACAGGTAGAACTTGCCGGGGCAGGTGAACAGCATATAGGCGTGGCAGAATTTGCAGCAGCCGACACGGCCGAAGTAAGTATTAAACTTAGGACATACCCTGGATCTGTTGAATGTATTGCAGCCGAAGCACTGGCAAAAGGCGCAGTCATTTATGGCGGGGCTAGCGGAACTGTGCAAGATACAAGCTCTGGGAGTGCAATCGGTGTTGCGCTTGAAGCGGCAACAGCACTAGGTGACATTATAGAGGTCATTGACTTTTCTGTATTGTCCACTACTGCCGGGACTGTATCAATCGCGGACGCTGGGTCATTCACAGCGACGGCCACCGTTGAGGCTGCTCTACAGGAAATTTATCAAGATATTTTTTCCATACAGCAATTTCTCCCGATTAGTCTTAACTCCCTAAGGGAAGCAACGAATTTTAATGTCGGCAATATTGCAGCGAATGGTGGACTTTTAGCGAGTGATACCACTCCTATTTTATCCGCGATTAACGGCGCAACGGACGGAGCGCAAAGGGTCACATGGGCGGCCAGTAACAACGATCAAGTAATTTTCCAATTACCACTTCCACCAAACATCGATGAAGCGGCGGATCTTGTTTTACACATGCGTATTGCAAGTGGTGGCACTACAGACGCGGTCGGGTTTACTGTGGATAGTTTCTTTAACGAGGGCGACACAAAAGTAGTTGATACCTCTGAAACAAACCAGACTACCACATACGCGGAAAAAATAGCCACTATTGCAGCGGCGGACGTGCCAGCTGGATCGCAGACATTGACAGTCGGTTTAACACCTGTCGCGCATACAACCGACACCATGAATTTAACAGCTCTATGGCTGGAATACAAACCAGTTATAAGAACTAGCTAATAAAAAAGGAGTAAATAAAATGCCAAGACCTACAAGCGGAACAACTTTACAGCGCGCGGATCTGGGGATGCTTGCCTATGAGTATATGACCGAGGCAAGCAGACGCGGATTTATCGCGCAAGAACTTTTACCGATTTTTCCTGTGGCGGAGCAGTCCGCCGATTACCCGGTGATTCCAATCGAGTCACTTTTGAAGATGCCTGACACAAAGCGGAGTGCGCGCGGTAATTATAATCGTTCAGACTACAGTTTTGAGACTGGAACATATTCCTGTGACGAACACGGCTGGGAGGAAGTGGTAGACAGGGTTGAAAGAAATCTTTATTCAAGATTTTTTGACTCATCTGTCGTCGCAGTTGAAAGAGCTGTGGATGTTCTTATGCGTGGATATGAAAAGCGCGTTGCGGATTATTTGTTTAATACTGCAAACATCACGAATACAAGCAACGTGGCCACAGAATGGTCAACCATAACAGCGACACCGCGCGCAAACGTCATCGCCGCAAAGCAGGCAATGCGCGCCGCGTCTGGATTGATGCCTGACACTATAGCCATGAGCCAAAAAGTTTGGGAAAACCTTTTGAAAGTGACAGAGATTATAAATGCTTTTACCTACACGTCGCCAATCGAGGTTGGCAACGTGGAGGCCCAAAAACGGATTATCGCTCAATATTTCGGAGTAGAAAAAATCGTTGTTGGAAATGCGATTTATGATTCTGCCAAAAAAGGTCAAACTTTTTCCATCTCAGACGTTTGGGATGATGAGTATATCCTTTTGGCGAAAGTGCTAAGCGGAAATAACTTGAGGCAACCAGTATTAGGCGCAACTTTCCTTTGGGAACAAGACAGCCCTGACATCCTGACTACTGAGGAATATGAAGAGCCGCAGACCGCGTCTACTATTTACAGGGTAAGACACCACACCGATGAGAAACTTATTTTCTCCGGTGCCGGGTATTTGCTTGGTAATATAACCGCGTAAGGAGTAGATAATGTCACTGCTGGATCAAATATCATCTGACATCGACGATTTGTTTTTAACTGATTTTGCAGTTGACGTTATCTACACGCCCTATGGTGGGAGTGCGACGACAATAAAAGGATTATTCGATAGTGAATATCCAGCACAAAATAATAGTGGTGGAATAACATACACACCAAAAGTCCGGGTAAATTCAACGGACGTGTCAAGCCCAACAAAGCGGGACACGTTCGTCATTGCCGGGACAACTTACTATTGTTTTGAGCCATTGCCGGATGTTGACGGCATGAAAGATATTTACTTATCGAAGGATAGTGTTATATGACAATCAAACATCAATCAGTAATTGACGCTTTTATCACAAGGTTACAGACTATTACAGTTGTAAACGGTTACAGCTCTGACATTGGAAATAATGTAAGTGACTGGAATTTATCGAAGTCTATTATAGACGAATTACCGCGCGTCACAGTACGCGACAACGATGAAATTACAGTCACAAGAGAGATAATAGGTCAATTTCTTTGGGAGATGCCGATTGAGGTCCACATTGAATTAAAGGGAGAGACAGCCCTTGCCGATTCAAGAAAAATTATTGACGACGTGTTCCAGGCCATAGGAACGGACATTACTTTTGGCGGTTTGGTGGATATTTTAGAGCCGGGATCATTTTACATGGTTGGGGCCCAGGATGAGAAAAAAGTTTTTGAAATTTTTATCCGATTAACAGCGACATTTCAAACGACAAAATGGAGCAGCACATGAGAAATTTTATAAAAGGGAAGCCCACCCTGGATCAGATTTATCAAGGGTTTCGGGCCAGGAAATTAAATATACCCAGGCAAGTTTTTTTCGATAGTTGGGAGCTATATCAAAAATTAAGCCCTGCCCAACGCGAAAGGAACGGATCGACGCGGTCGCCTGAGTGGACGTTGGAATTTGATTATCTAAATGGCCGCGTATTAAAGCCTGAGCCAAAAATAGATAAAAAAGTTTTTGGCAAAAAGGAAAAACCAGAGGAGGATATTAAATGAGTACTCTCGTAAGATATTATAAAATATATTTCGGCGGTGTCGAAATAGGCAAGGTCAAAAACGGCGATCTGTCTGTGAAATTTAATGATAACATTGTTGAATTGAAAGACATTGCAGGGTATATTGGCACGGCGGAGGCCAAGACCTATGGCCTTGTCCCGGAGGTTATGTTCACGACCTTTCATGCGAACGTTGCAAACCTATGGGGGATTTATCTCAATGGTTATACGACCGTAATCACAAGCGGCGCGGACAAGTCCTATCATGGCGGGGTCAAACTTATTGATTTGTTTGCCGATGCTGACACGTTGGTGATCCACCCAGGTGACCTGGACGACACCGACAGAAGCGAAGATTTTAATTTTCATCTTGCGCGTTTGACGCCTGAAAATGTCGAGTTGATCGGTGACCATTCCAAATTCCAGGAAATTAAACTGAATGCACGTATTTTCCCTGATGAGAACAGGTCCGTCGAATCAAGGTATTTCATAATAGGAGATCCGACGATCACCAATACACCGCTTAAGGTCTGGACGCAATGGAATAAGAAAGTAAATATTCCATCGTTCCATGTTGCCGCGTTATCCCTGGCAGTTGGCCAAAATGAGCAAGTGCAAGGAATGGCTCTTTTCGGTGATATTGTCACCACGGCCACAGGCGCAATCGATGATGCGACGGACATTTCAGCGAGTGATACATCAATCGTCTTTGATACAATGGCAGGCGGGACATTTATCGCTGATGAGTATTATGTAATTGAGAGTGAATATATCTACGTCACAGCTGTGACAATGTCCAGCACAACAGCCGGGACATTGACAGCCGTTCGCGGAGTTTGCGGAACGACAGCAGCCGCGCACGTTGATGACACCGTTATCACAATGGTGACCGGGTCAAGCATCGAAAACCAGACCGCACAAGGTACTTGGGCAAGTTCGGACGTGGCCAAGGTAACCATAGGTGACACCTATTTGGGCTCTGGAACTACATTAAAAGGTGTGGCAAATCATGTAGCAACTGGCCCATCTAATATAACAATGACACTCAACTCTGTTGCGTCTCCAAACTTAGTAATCACAGCCGCATAATGAAATTTGTTGGTAAAAATATCCGATTAAAAGACCGTTATAGCCTGGAGGACTTTATTCAGGTTATAACGCGGATCGGATATATATTGCAGTCCTCCCAGAAATGGGAGATTGCAATATACCAAAACGAAATTATACAAATATTGACAAACGTCAAAAATCCTAAATTTTGGCATAGGCGGAAATTGAAGGATATACTAACCGGGGCCGGGTTCGTTGGCAAGAAAGAAACTGATAAGACGATTAATGAAATTGTTTTAGACCTGGAAAATGCAATACAGATAATTTCAGCAATGAGTAACTTAAGCCCAAAGACTGTAAGGGAGGAGTTTTCCGATAAAGAAATTGAATTTATATTTAACGAGATGCAGCGTCTTCAATTAGAAAATTATTTACATTTATTCAAATTGACACACTATACGGATTATGGAAAGAGCCTGGAGGAGTCTTTGGGAAAGATAAGATCAGCGCGAAGAAATAAAATTCCAAAAATTGATCCAGAGCCGGGCACGGAAAATGTTTTCAGGATTTCAAACTTGACCAAGGTAAAAAAATAATGGGCCAAAATTTAACAGAAATATTATTACAGTTACGCGCGGAACAGGCCAAGAAAGAACTTGACTCATTTACGGCCAAGGGCAAGCAATCCGCAAAGGAGTTTGGCGGCGCGTTCTCGAGCCTTGACGGGATATTCTCTAAACTAAAAGGCATTTTCATTGGTGGATTTATCGCCACAGGCATCGCAAAGCTTGCAGAGTTAGGCGGGCAAGTCGACACAGTAAAAAGAACGTTCAATGACTTAATGGCCAGTGCCGGGAAGAGTGGTGAAGCGACACTTCTTGCAATGCAAAAGGCCACACGCGGGACAGTGGACAATCTTGAGTTGATGAAGGCGGCAAACCTTGCAATCTCTTTGACCGGCACTCAAGTAATTGATAAGCTTCCTAAAATGGCCGAGATTGCCTTTGCTGCCGCGCGTATTCAGGGGAAGAATGTAAAGGATATGATGGCGGACATTGTTGTTTCGGCGGGCCGTCAAAGTGTGCAAATCCTGGATAACCTTGGAATTTCTTCCACCACAGCCGCCAATAGTATGGATCGCTATGCTGCAAGCCTTGGCAAGACACGCGAGAAATTATCCGCCACCGAGAAATCAGCCGCATTTTTCAATGCAATCATAGAATCTGGGAATGATATAATAAAACGCGTTGATTTAACGACAATGACGTTTGGGGAACGCTTGCAATTCCTTAAAGCGCGTACAAGTAACTTGAGTCAAGATATTTCAACCGCACTTGTCCCGGCGTTTGAGGACTTGGTACAAATAGCAAGTACAGATATAGAGGGCAAAGGAATAATACATTATATTGGGTATTTTCTTAAGGCCGTAACGGTGGATTTGAAGATCCTTGTTTTCGCGTTCTCGCGGTTGCCTGGAGTTATTGCTGAAGATCTTGGCAATATAAAAAATAAATTCACGGCATTTTTTACAGATGTTTTTGCAATGGCCAACAAATTTATGGGCCGGGTCACTGGTATGCGGGTCGGAACTGGCTTTGAGAAGCCGATAGAATCTACGCAAAAACTTGATAAATTTTTTACAGACCTTAATGCCGAAGTCACGAAAGGTATTAAAGAACTGAATGAATATGGGAAGGCCGGGAGTAGCGGGCTTTCTAAAATAAAAAAGCAGGCCGATGATACAGCTAAAGGTATTACATTATTAAATTTCACATTAAAGGATTTTATTGATGGATATAATCAATTTGTCCTTGATGGGCTTGAAAGAACATTATATGG